AAGATTTGCTTGATGCTTGTCCACATTCCAGAGAAGAAACTGGTAACGGTACTCCAAACACCCTTGAGCCAAGTGACAATCGCACCCCAGTTCTTGATAACCAAAACGACTGCGGTAATCGCGGCAATTACAGCCGCAATCACTCCGACAATCGGCAGGAGCGTGGCCATAAAAGCTCCCATGCCTGCAGCTCCTAGGCCAGCCCCTGTACCGGCAGCGGTCGCACCAACACCGAGCATTGGCAGAACTGTTGCAACTGCCGTGATGACTGGTGCCAAGACACCAAGTGCGACAGTGATCGCACCAAACGCAACAACCAGCGCTTTCACGGGTGCTGGTGCCTTATTGAATGCATCACTGACACCTTTGACAACTGGCAGAAGCCCCTTGATCACAGGCAACAGGGTCTCTTGAATTGTTCCACCAATCTTCCCCATAGTCTGTTCGTATTCTTTCTGAGCTTGTTTGGCCTTGTCGACTGGATCCAAGGTCTGCTGAAAAGATTTCGAGACGGTTCCACCAGTGTCTTGGGCTGATTTTTTTAGACCATCAAGTGAAACCTTGCCATCACGGATAGCCTGAGCCATCTGTGGACCTGATTTGGCGCCAAATGTTTGAATTGCAATGTTAAAAGCATCTTGGTCTGTCTTAGCATCTTTGATTCCCTTGAAAGATTGCGTCATGACATCGCTGAAAGATTTGTTCTCAGTTTTGGCGGCAGAGAATGCCTTCTGCATGCCCTTGAGTACTGTGGAAGAATCAATCCCCGATTTGCTCCAGGACGCCAGTAGTGGAATTCCCTGCTGAAGACTAATGTGCAATTGTTTGAAGGCTGGGTATGCCTTTGATGCATCTTCTTCAAGGTCGGCAACTGGTACACCTGTCCGCTGAGACGCTGCAGCAAAGGCATCAAGCACGCTAGGAATATCTTTAGCGCTGAGATTGAATCGTGACATGGAATCATGTAATGCGTTGACCGCGTCAGTCCCAGACTGACCTGTGATCTGGCTGAACTTGGAAACGTCCTCGGATGTCTTTTCCAGCTGCGGACCACTCAAATTGAATTGACTAGTAAGCCCTGCCATGGTATTCGACAGGTCCATCGATTCCATTTGCGCACCAGACTCGGAGCGTTCAACTTTCTCAAATGACTCACCGAGTTTATCTGCAACGCCTCCAACAGCGCCAGTTTTGCTAGTCAGGTTATCAACAGCATCATCAGTTTGTGTCCATGCTTCTTGCGCCTTTTGGTTAAAATCTTGTAGTCCTTGACCAGCAGATTGGAATCCATTGGCGACAGTCTGCAACCGTTCAGCAGCTGTGTTCTTAGCAATCTCGTCAAGCTTTGAACTAGCATCTTGTGACTCCTTACCAAGTTTATCCATTTGGTTACCCAAATTGGCCACAGATGTTTCGGCGTCATTCAACTTGACTTTCATCTGTGTTGCCTCAGCTGAGTTCTCTCCGTATGCGGTGACCGTTTCCTTCAACTGTTGCTTCAAGTTATCAACTTTTTGCCGAGACAAGTCCATTTGTTCGGACAATTGCCGTTGGGCGGCAGCTGTCTTCTGCGACTCGGAAGCATTATCACCTAGTTGGGCATTTTCCAGTTTAGCCGATGAAGACGCGAGCTTAAGCTTAGAATCAAGCTCGCCCTCTTCCTGCTGCAGGTTACTGATATGATCTTTGGCATCGTTAGCTTTGGAACCTTGCTCGCTGAGTTGGCTGTTAACTTGATCAAGAGCACCTTTCAGGTTATTTTCAACCCGTTGTGCATCCGCAACCTTGCCGACGAGCCGATCAAATGAAGATCCAGATGTTTCACCACGATCCTGCATCGTCTTCAATTGTTCAGACAGAATTTGCGTTCTTTTAGCAGCAGCTTCGGATTGAATTTGCAATTTCTGTTGTTCAGCGGCTAGTTTCTGAGTCGAACTAGCATTATCATCCATAGACGATATCTGGGCTCGATATTCCTTTGCGGCCGTGTTCATCACGGCGTTGATGTCTTTCACTGTGTTAGCAAACTGTACTTGACCATTCATCTTGAAATCAAGAATAACGTTTTTAGTTTCGTCAGGCATGATTTTCCTCCTTTCTTAATTAGTTAAAAAATGGAATATCGTCCAGTGTGACCTGTTTCCGAATGGGCTTAGGTTCCTCTTTGTAGATACCATCAGGATTATTAACCTCGATATAGATTAGATATTGTTTCAGCCACAGATTCGGCGTTAATTTCATGAATTCTTGAAGCGAGTATCCCATCAGCGCTTTCGCCACATACAAATAAAAGGCCCAGGGGTAATCGTTATCCTCCTGGGCCTCACCTTCCTGTTGTGGCGACTTTATTTTTTTATGTCACTTAGTTGGAAGTTCTGCTCATTTAGAATATCCATTGCCTCTTGAATAACACTAGGAATTTCCGAAAAGGGAATAGCACGGTTCATCTCATCAAAGGTAGTTTCCGTACCTCCACCGACAAGTAAGCCGTAAACAAGCGCCCAAATGAGTTTCATGGTTTTCTGATCGCGATGAATCACTTTCCGTTTGAGCATAATATTCAAATCCTTCTCGAATGTTTTGTAGCCTTGCCCATATGCGGATTCAATAGCGTCAATTGAGGCAAAAGTGAACGCTGCAGGTACCTTTTCACCTTGAATCGTGATGAAATGATTGTCTCGGAGCCTAACTAGATCAGATAGCTTCGCCATATTCCTTTGTCCTCCTAATTAGCAATAATCGTTAATTCCCCGCCTTGTTTGGCAATCGTCTTAACTGCTTGCGGGGTTATGGTTTTGGGGTCATTTTTTCTTTTGCGATCGTTTCAAGCTGTTCTGGAGAAAAAATAACCTGCTTGAAAAAGTCGTCAACAGTCAGATCAGCACTGTCTCTGGCTGAATTATAGCGTGCGTAGTAAATACTCGAATTACGCAAACCACCTGCGTTGTAGACGACATCAGGGTTGACTTCCTTGAATGACTCTTCAGAAGTTGTATGGGTTTCATTAACAGCAGGGTCAAGTGTACAAGACGTCAACCAGATGCCATCATGCTGTCCATTGGCCAACCATGTGTCAAAACCAATTGCAAACTCTGGCATTGATTGTGCAAGTGTGGATCCAAACTCGACCCCGTGCTTCGCTGCGATGCCTTTCATTGCATCCATAACTGCAATTGGCATCCCGATGTGGGTGTGTGTCACTGCAATACTGGTTTCTTGCGTGATTGTCCCGAACTTTTTACCGCTGGCATAAATATCGCTCGACTTTCCGTTCCCTTTGAAGGCAATCTTTTTGATGTTAGGGATCCGGATAACACTTGTATCGAAGACCGGATCAGTAGATGCCGTCTCATTTTGCGTTTTCATAGCGAAAAACATATCGCCAATAGTGAGCTCTAGCTCAATATCGTTTGCTCTGCTTGGTTTATCAGTCATAGCGATTCCTCCTATTTTTTCAATGCATCCATGACCGGTTTGACCATAGTCTGCATAATTGTATTTTTGTTGGCAGCAAAGGTGTTGTGAACATAATTGCGTGCCCTGATTCCTTGATGGTTCTTGGGACTTGTTCCATGCTCCAGAAAGAGCCACCAAAATGCATTTCCAAACGTTACTTGGATGTGATCACCCTTGTCAACAACCTGTAGCTTATCTCTTAACGTCCCATAGGTTTGTGCGAGCGGAGCATTAGGATCACTTGGCAACTCGGGCCGGAGCTTGTCAGCAAATTGACTTGCTGCGGCAACAAGCCCTTCTTTTGACACTGAATCATCTACTTTGATACCACTGAGATACTTGGCCATTGTTTCAAAACCGTTGTTATTGACCATCCGCAATCACCTCGATGTACGTGTACAAATCCGTGATAGTTTCATCATTTTCATCGCCCGGAATGCCTCTGAATGATTGGAATAGGACATCATCAAACGTCTTGATGAACGGCAGTAGCTCGTCTTCAACGCCCTTTGTGTACAAAGACACCTGATACTCGTTCACGATTAACCGTGTACCCGTGCTGGCTACTAGACGCTGAGTGTTTGTATAGGTGTATATCCAGTACGGATACTTGGCCGTCCGTGGTGCAACGTCTCGATAGACCGCACCCAGTTGCTTGAGTCTGGCCAGAAACTCGTCAAATGTGATCAACATAGTCCAGACTCAACTCCATTCTTTGATTGTCGGGCGTCTCGTAGATTCGTGTGATTTTGTAATCAGTTCCTCGGATCCGGACACGATTCCCACCCTGAGTAATCGACATATCCCGACGAATCAAAATGCGCAAGACGACATCCTGCTTGTTCTGCTGCGCGAGATATTTTTCAGTTGAGGTGATCCCAATGTCGGCGTAATACAAGACCCGCTTGTCTTCCCACGTTTGTTTTGGACGGTCGTGTGCGTCAACGCCGTCCTTAAGTTCCAACAGTGTGGCTATCCACCTGAGTTGGTTCGTTAGATTGACTGTCTGGGTCATCTGTTCTCACCTCCAAGTAGAAGATTGGCTCCAAGGCTTCAAGTGCCGCCGCTAGATCGTCACCAGCAGATCGATTGTCATTCATCACGGTAGCAACCATAAGCTGCAAGTATTTCACGCTATGGCCAACTTTACGCTGGACATACTTGTCAGCTGCGTCCAGATAGAATTGCAACATGGAAGGGTCCATGTCATCTTCCAATCGGATGTGTTGTTTTAATAGATCTAACAAGGTTGGTTCTTCTTCAGATTTCTCGTCAGCCATCTTTGATCACCGCCTATCCTTGATTAGGTGGCGTTGTTGGCACAGTTGCGCCAGGTGCATCAACCGGATCACTGGCCACTGAAGACAGTGTCTTGGTGTTGTCTGTATCGAAAACAACCTGATAGTCACCATCTTTGACGACTGTCCCATCAGCCAAGCCGGTAACGTCAACTTCACCAGTGCCCTTATTGCCGACAGCAACCACCTTGCCTTTTTGGAGTGCCTTTAAGAATTCGGCGCTCCGATCTGGTGTATCAGCCATGTTCTAGCTCCTTTCTACTTTGCTGTTAACTTAACCCCGCCCTTGATTCCTTCAGACTTAACTGATTGCGGGGCTAGACTTTTGGGCCTGCTGTGAGCAATGCTGCCCCCTTGGTTGTTAAAAGACCTGCGTCAGCAATTGCATAGGCACCATAATCAGTGGAACGACCCTTGACGTGGTCTTCTGTTGCCACTGTAAGTGCTTGGTTAATGTTGACAACGACTGTATCTGCCACATCCGCAATCAGGACATCCCCATCATTGACACCAGCATCTGGTTTCACAACTAAACCAAGAATGCTACCAACGCCTCCATTGATTGGGCTAGCAATAAACAACGGACGACCTTGACCATCAACGATGTTTGCCAATTGATTCCAAATGGTTTTGCTATTTGCATAAACTGCTGCCTTGCCAGCAAAACTAGAGTGGATCTTGGCCATGGTGCTAGTGATATCCTTATATGCGATTTGATCCTTATAAGTGGCAACTTGTGGCGTACCTGTTTCGGCCTTCAATGCAGTCTCAATGCCTAGCGGTGAATGTTCACCATCGCCTTGATGAATCGCAACACCAAGCGCAACACCCAGACGATCCCCAAGCTCTTGAGTCAAGAAACTGATGAAGTCCTCTTCAGACATGCTCTTCATCTTCCAGGACACGGTGGCGACTTTATTCAGCTCGTAACCTTTAAGCACCAATTGACTGAATTTATTTTGCTCATCAGCAGCCTGCGTGTTTTCGTCAACCCACTGAGCATCACCAGAAACAATGCCATCGTGCTTGTTGATGGTCAGCGTGCCAGAAACGTTGAATTTCTTGGCATCAGCGAAGGCTGGATATTGTTCTTCTGCGATCTTCCAGATGCCAGCTGCCACAGTGTTAGGAATCAAGGTCGGAGTGTTCCCCGTTTGGTGAGAAAATGGTGCGCCATTAAGGCGCGCGTTTTCCTTATCGAATACAGTCTGTTCTGCAGCGTTGAGAGTGTGGCCAAGCAAGGACTTGGCCCAAACATGTGCATATTCTGGTTGTGTCTTGGCAACAGTGTTCAATTTGGTGTTTTCAAGAGACTTTCCAACACCAACAATGTCGTTGGCTGGTGCTACCTGAGCCAAGGTGATTGGCGCGTGGTCATCCAGGGCTGCCAAGTTGGCTTGGTCTTTTGTTTGCTGATCCCACTTTGCGTCCAAATCCTTCACGGACTTCATTGCCTTGTTGGCGTCCTCAGACTTGCCCTTATCGATTGCGGTGCGAGCATTGTTCATCAGGGCTTCGCGTTGCTTCAAGTATTCTTCTTTGTTCATGAGGTTATTCCCCTTTCAAATTTAAGAGATTGTATTCTGCATTCAAAAGCGCCATCTGATCATCATCAGACGGCGCTCTTTTTAGTGCTGTTGTGTTTCGGAGGTGTTTCATTTGGTTCAATGTGGTAAGACTTGGAATCTTATTCAGGCTAGCAGTCATGATCATTTTCCCTGGCTTCTCCGCATTGTCAAACATCATCTTGTCAGCAAAACCTTTTTCAATGGCAGTCTGCGGATCCAGCCAGTAAGTCGAGTCCATCAAGTCAAGGATTTCTGCTTGGGATAGACCTGTCTTGGCCATATAGGCATTAGCAATTGCTGTATTTGACTTCTTTAACAAGTCCGCAGCATTCTCCATGTCATGATAGTCACCCATCTGTCCACCGGAGACGTTGTGGATCATCATCATCCCTGCGGGTGACATGGCTACGACATCACCCGCCATCGCGATCAAAGATGCAGCGGAATATGCCACACCCACAACGTTCACATTGACCGGTCCTTTATAAGCACGAAGCATGGTGTAAATTTCAGAGCCGGCATCGACAATTCCTCCACCTGAATTGATCTCAACGGATAAGTCGTCTCCATTAGCCTTGTTAATTAGATCAGAGACACTTTTAGGTGAAGCATAGTCATCGCCAAATAGATCGTAAAGCCAGCCGTAATCATTAGTAACGATGTCACCTTTAATCGGTACCACTGTCGTCATTATCATCACCTCCTTCCGTTGGATCAGGGGTGCCGTCGCTACCAGTTGCTGAAGGCACTGTCCCTGTATCCTTTCGGAGTAACATCTTGTCGCCATCCGGAACTGGTGACAGATTAAAGAATCCACGCAATTCATTCGGAGTCATCACAGCACGGTCAACTAGTTGGACGAGTGACAGTTTGGTTTGCATGCTTGCATAGCTCAAATCGCTTGATTCAAACACAATTGAATTGCCAAACGAACGTTGCCGTCGGTTGAACAAGCGGCTCGTCCATTGCTCAGACATCTGCCTAATCACTGGTTCAATCTGACTTTCGTAGTAACTAATCCACTGGTTTTCAGTGTAGCTACTTTGGACAATGGCCTTGTTGGTATGAAAAATTGAGTAGATTCGATCCACAGTCGCATCCATTTGCTTAGCATTTGGCACAAAATCAGTGGGCTGTAACTGGATTGCATCGGTCTTAGCATCAACACCAGCTGCACCGATTGAATCCTGATCTTTTTGTGTCTGCAGATACGATGCAACAAAAGCTTTCGTATTCTTCTCGATATCTTCCGGGCGCATGGCAGTATTGAATTTCAACAGCCAGCGAACAGCGGCTGAATTCTTGATGGCAGATACAATACCTTGATCAGTGGTCGTGACAATATCCATTAGTGGTGCCAACGTCGGGCCATTTGATTCGCCAAAGATTTCGTCCTTGTTGAAATCTTTGCGCAGGTGAATCACCTGCGCATACGGAAAGATATAGGTCTGTGCATTCGGCATGTAGAACTTGAGATAGAGGTTGCCTTGATTGTCTTGAATGGCTTCGACGCTGTTAGCCACTATTGGCCAGATCGCTGTTGGCATTCCATTGGCATCATTCTGGACAAAGGCAAAAGCGTTGTTATTCAGCTCAAGCTGCGTGATCATCTTTTCTTGCAGCATCTGGCCACTCATTAACGGGTTCGGGTCCGATAACAAGAACTGGATATAAACGTCTGGATTGACTGCGATGCTGTCACCGGCACCGGACCGAATGTGCTTGGCCACTGCTTTGCCGATCGTGGTTGCTTTGACCTCAATGGCTGACCTAATGATGTCAGATTCATAGACCTTGCCATTCCAACCAAAAAAGCCGTTACCGTAGTTGGTAACAAGCTTGTATTCCGGTGTGACTGTGACGCCACTATTTTTTCTATGAAAAAGATTGTTCCAAAATGCCAAATAATCACCTCCTTACGGTTAAATCAATGTCTGATATTCTTCTTGGTTGTTCTCAAACACAACATAAGCATCGAGCAAAGAAGCCATCCCATCAATTCGCTTACGCTTATTCTTTCCCTTGTCAGGTTGGATATTTCCATTTCTATCAGTCACAATCGTCGTGTTAGACAGACACCATTTCAAGATCGGATTGTTGTTATAAACAATTCGCTTTGACCGGAGATCTGCACCAAGTGAATGCATGGGACTTGATAACGTCTTCACCCCTTGCGGAATTGCATCAAAAGTCTTTTCACCATATCGGAATTCAAGATCCTTGACGAAGTATGTGGCTGACCATGCGTCATAACCGCCTTTGAACAGGTAAATGTCATATTCTTGTTCAAGCTCCTCAAACCAGTCCATGATGTCACGATAATAGACTTTATTACCTTGGCTCGTCCTCAACAATCCTTGATCGCGCCACGTGGCATAAGGAATGTTGTCCTCCTGTGCGCGCTGCTCAAGAGTGTCTTCCGGCAGCCAGTACATTTGCTTAACGTAGATGTGATCATCATTAGGTATCTGGAAGATGACAGTTGCACAAGTCAAGTCAGTCGTCTGCGATAAGTCAGCGCCAGCAATGCCATATCGCGGCTTGAGTTTGAGTGTGTCAAACGTGGCCTCGTTATTCAGTTCATCAAAGGTCAGCCACGACTCAGTTGCTGTCTCACGGATATTAAAATCCTTGCAGACTAGGTTTTTAACCAGTCGATGATTTGCCTTGGCTTTTTCGACACGTTCAGCCAATGTGGTCTTGTTTTTGATCGTGCCAAGTCCAGGGTTTGCCTTGACCCAGCATTTCTCATCACGCCATTCCGCACGTTTGTCGAGTTCGTAGATGAAGAACAATGAACGTTCATCCCTGTAACCTTCGGGTTGATCATATCCTGCAATCGTCATCTCAGCGTCGTCGTAGATCTGATCATAAATATCTTCGCGGATCGTGCCAGCGGTGGATGTGATGAAAATCAGTGGTTGATCCCGTGCAGTGATCCCATCGGCCATGATGTTGTAAAGTGGCTCACCGTTCTTCCACTGGTGAATTTCGTCCATCAGGATGCAAGAAGAATTGAGGCCGTCAAGCGTATCGCTGTCAGATGACAGAGGCTTGAAGACGCCGTCGTTGTAATCTTCTGAAGACAGGTCAGCCACATGCGTTTTGATTCGCTTAGCCAAAGCCGGAGATTTTCTGACCATGCGCTTGGCTTCATTCCAAATGATCTTCGCCTGATCCTTCTTCGTAGCCACCGCGTACACTTCAGGCCCAGCCTCACCATCGGCAATCTGCATGTACAACCCAACAGCGGAACCGAGCAGCGACTTACCGTTCTTCTTACCAACAATCAGAACAACCCGCTGATACTTTCGGAAACCCGCACCATCAACGAATCCAAAGGACGCTGCCAACAGTGCTTTCTCCCAGAGTTCTAGGACAATGTGCTTCCCGCCTGCTGGTCCCTTGCTGTGACGGCAATAGTTCTCGATAAATTCAAGCACGTGATTACCACGACGATTTGAGTAGTACCATTCACTATTGTCATTGTGCATGTCTGCGATGAGCTTCTTGTACGTGCGGTAGATTTTCTTGCCGACAACTTGATCACCACCATTCTGAACAAACGATTGCCAGTATTGAGTAATTGGATCGTAATCAGGTGGATAACTGACATGTCGATCGACACGAATCTTGATCTGAATGTCAGCCATTGCTATTCGCCTCGCTCCTCAACAAAGTCATCAAAGCCGTCGCTCTCTTTGTTGGGATCGGCGGGCATGATTGCGGATTCTCGCGGTAGCAAACTGAGTAACTTATCCGTCGCGGCAGTGTATCGATTGATCATCGTGTTGTAAGATTTCTGGGCGGGATTCTCAACACGTATCGTCTGTTTCCCATTGTGCATAAGAATGGTTGGCCCTTTAGATTTGACTTCATCTTCCAAGATTTGAAGCGTGATGGTCATAAATGCACATCTTTGGATCAAGTTATCGGCCGCTGCCAACTTCTCCACTGAGATACCGGATAACGTTTGACGCAACCGCTCATATTCGAGCTGAATGGCCACATCCTGCTTTTCAATCGACATTTTCCGGCTCAATTTCGTCATCCCCTTAAATTTGTTATCCCCCCCTCATAC